ATGGTTTATTAAATGTAATCATTGCTCACAGGAGCAACAACTAAAATGGCCAGACAACATAGATTTAATCAAGAGGCAATACATATGTACAAGTTGCCGACAAGTATTGAGTACAGAGGCCCGTCGATATGGCAAATGGATTCAGACAGCTACAGGAATCTTCAGCGGCTATCATGTAAGCCAACTAATGTGCCCGTGGATAACAGCAGAGAAGATAATAAGAGACTGGGAGACGAAAGATAAGCAATATTTCTGGAATTACGTATTAGGTTATCCGTAAGTTACATCTGATGATAAAATAGACCCCGCAGTTGTGTTAAAGAATTGTGTACCAGAGCTAAACGAACAAGAAGGCAAGATAATTATAGGACTAGACACAGGCTTGCCACTACATTACACGATACTAAATAAAGAAGGTGTATTTAATTACGGCACATGTAAACCACCTAGTGCAGACTACGACCCTTATGATACGATAGAAGGATTTCTCAAACGCTGGCCGCAATCGATACTAGTATCAGACCAAGGAGGCGACTTAATAGGCATTCGAAAGCTACAAGCCAAATACCCAGGACGAGTATTTCTATGCTATTATCGCAGAGATAGAAAGTCTAAGGAGATTATCAAATACGGCAAAGATGCAGAGTTCGGTACTGTAACAGTAGACCGTAATCGTATGATACAAATGATAGTAGAGCAGATGAAAGACATAGGCAGGTTTAGACTTAACGGAACACCTGATGAATGGAGTGAGTGGGCTTCACACTTCGGCAATATCTTTCGTACAGTTAAACCTCCTGAGGAATCACACTTCGGTATAGAATTCCTATGGGATAGACAAGGTCCAGACCACTTTGTGCATTCATTCTTATACGCATTAGTAGGATTAGATAAATATGCAACCAATATGGCAACAGTAGTAGCACCAGATATGTTTGAAGAGATACCTAAAGGTCGAATATTCGATACATCAGAATTCGCCGCATGAAAAATGAATCAGTAATAATTGAATTAAGTCCATTAGAAGCCCAAACGTTTATAACGTTTCAAAAACATCGAGCGTTGATAGGTTTACTAGAATCGATTAAAGCCTTCGATATCCGAAGTGGGTCAGTAACGATACACTTCTCTCGACTGGGTGAGATAGTCTCAGTAGAGAAGCACGAACATTTTAGCCCCAATATGATACAGGAAGTTATCCACACTTGATTTAATTTTTATAAAATATTATAATGTGATTACAATTTATTCATAAGTCCCACCCTAATCAAAGGCGGATACACTCTAAGGAGGTATTCGTTATTTTTAATGGCAGACCCAGTAGAACAAAACATTTTAGGAGTTCAATCACTAGTCGGCTCAAAGCTGAATAAAGTTAACAACTCTGGTACGTTAGAAGTCGAAGGTGCCGAAGGAGAAAAGATAGATGAGTTTACACTCGAACTATCAGATGAAGCACTTTTACAGTTAAAAAAGAAATGGGAAGCAAAGTACGCACCATATGAAGCGGCTATTAAGTTACGTCAGCAAGCCAATAAGACATATTACCTAGGCAGACAAAAAGAAGGAGGTGCTATGGCTACGACAGACGGCCAGCCGATAAGTGCCAATCTTCTATTTGAAGCAGAAGAAACGTTCTTGCCTGCCGCATTAGCTAAAAATCCAGAGCCGGTCGTTTGGGCTGATGATACTAAAGAGGGAGATAAGCAAGCTAACGACATTAAGCGTATGCTTCAGTATCACGCAGACGTACTCGTACTTAGACGTAAGCTCACACTCATGACCCGACACTGGTCTATTTATCTCATAGGTATAATAAAGCATGGTTGGGATAGTGAGATAGAAGAGATATCAAGCGAGGTACGAAAGCCTCAAAACTTTATCTTTGACCCAGATGGATATATCGATAGCTACGGAGATCTTATAGGATATCTAGGAGAGCGTATTACAGTAACAGCTGAAAAACTATGCGAGTTGTTCCCTAAGTATACATCATACATAACGGCTATAGTAGACGGTAAGATGGGCACGGACGTAGTTTATACCGAATGGTGGAATGATAACTATACGTTTACTACTTTCAAAGATAAGATTTTAGATAAGAGTAAGAATCCGCATTTTAATTATTCAAAGAAAGAAGTAACACTAGACGAAGATGGTTTACCTCAAGAAACTGAAGTTAAAGGACGAAATCATTTTGCACGTCCTAAGATGCCTTACACATTCCTATCTGTATTTTCACTTGGTGAACGCCCACACGACGAAACAGGACTCATAGAGCAGAATATACCTAATCAACGTAGAATAAGTAGGAGGACTGAACAGATAGATTTCAACCTATCACGACAGAATAACTCAACGGTGTTTAGTGAGAATAACTTCACTCAGGAAACAGCTAAACAGGCCGCAACTGCTATGGCTAAAGGCCACCCAGTGCTAGTCCCGTCAGGCGGTCCGATATCAGAAGCAATTCATAAGATAGATGCAAGCGCACTACCTGCAGGGTTCTTTACAGCATTAGAGAATGATAAGAGCGACCTACGTTCGATATTTGGTACTGAAGGTATAACAGCTAAGAGAGAGAAGCGCGAACAGAAAGTCGGAGAGATGGTAATGGATAACCAGCACGATACATCAAGAATAGGTGGTGGAATTGGAGACGCAATTGAACAAGTAGCCGATAACATATTCAATTGGTGGGTGCAACTCTACTATGTCTATTACGATGAACCGCACTACGGACGCATAATAGGACAGATGAAAGCAGTCGAGTATGTACAACTTTCGTCAGCAAGTCTTACATCTAAAGTAGTAGTCTCGGTTAGTCCAGATAGCATGAAGCCGAAAGATGAGGTCACAGAGATGAATCAAGCAATGGCTCTATTCCAAGCAGGTGCTCTCGACCCGAAGACATTACTTACACGAGTAAACTTCCCTGACCCACAGACTACGGCAGAACAGACTGTGTTGTTTAGACTAGACCCGCAAGCATACTTCCAGCTTAACTTCCCAGAGGTTGCACAAGAGCTACAGAGGATACAACAGCAAGCTATGCAAGCTCAAATGGCCGCACAACAGCAACAGATGCAGTTAGAAGCTCAAGGAGGAGAGATAAAGAATCAGCAAGCGGCCCAGGCAGGACAACAGAAGTTAGCTCAGGCGGAGATGTTGAATGAACAGAAGATTACTCATGCAGAACGACAACATATGATGAAGATGAGACAAGCAGACGACCAATCGAGATTAAAATTGAGTGCAGAGAAAGCAAAGACCGCATTACCAAAAGCTAAAGTAGTTAACAAGTAATATGAAAGATAAGGCAATAGAAAAGAAAGACCATTCATGGGCAGAGTGGCGACGTAAGAAAGACAGGTTTAAGGCGACTGGAAGTACGCTAAAAACTAAAGCATTAAAGAATGCACTGTCAGGTACTTCACATTTTAGTAGTAAAACATATAAACATGACTAAGCCTCTAATAGCAGAAAAAGGTAGTAAATTATGGAATCAACGAATTAAGCGAAATAATAAAATCTTAATAAAATATGGTTACCAACATGCGGACACGCCAACTGATACACCAAAGAAATCTAACTCCCGAGGCATGGCTCTCGCCCGTAAGAAGGAAGCATTAAAAGAACATGAGATAGAAGGTAAATATAAAGAATAATAATATGGATAAAAAATCATATAAATCACGACAAAGTGCATTAAGAAAGAAAATGAGAGATAAGGGTTATAAGTCTATATCCGAGAAATCATATTTCGATTACTCAACACGAGAAAGAGCTAATATAAGAGCAAATGCTAAGCAAGGTAGTGCGGCCCACAAATGGGCAACTAACGGAGCGACAGGTAAACCTAATCCATTCAAATCAAATCTATGAGCCACCCAGACCCAAAACATGACCCAGAGAACGTACGAGAAGATGACAGCAAGTTTTCGCCTCGTGCGAAAGCTCTTCGTAAGAAAGCTGGTAAGACTGTTAAACCATTTGCAGATGGTGTAAAAGGTCTAAGACAGATGCTTAATCAGCCAGCAAGCAAGCATTGGTTCGCTAGAGTGAAGAAATAGTACGACCGGTTGTAAAGTTAATCCGTTAAAAGCTTGAATTATAAAGTAATCCTAGCAATAGGCAAATCATATGGAACCAAAACAAAATAGTGCGGTAGATGAGTTCTTCAAAGATCTTCCATCGGAAGACAAAAAAGGTCAAGATATATTTGATGAGAAAAAGGAAACTCCTGTTCCTGAAAAGGCAAAGGAGGAAGAAGAGGAAGTTCCAGAATCATTAAAGAATCGACAACATCGAAGGCTTGAACAAAGGCTTCAGAAGGAAAGAGAAAGCAACATAGCTCTCGCAGAAAGAATAAAAGTCTTATCTGAGGTAGATAGAGTTGCTAAGGAGAACAAAGATATCGACCCGCGACTAATACGAGTATTCGGTCCTACCGAAGAGGGTAAGGAAGTAGCAAAGCACTTTTCTGAGATACTCGCCGAGACAAAACAAAGTGCAAGAGAGGAAGCATTGAGAGAGATAGAACAACAACAAGAGCGCATTCAAGAGGAGCAGAGGTCTTATGAGGAATTCATAGACAACGAGCTCGAATCTCTTGAGGAACGTTTTGAAATTGACTTGACATCCGATGCACCGCAAGCCCGCAAGACACGCAGAGAACTCCTTGAATTAGTAGAAAAGCTTTCACCTAAGGACGCAGATGGTACTATCACAAACTATGCAGACTTCGAATCAACATTTGAAGTGTATAGAGAAAAGAGTAAAGAAAAGGTAGATAACACTCGTCGTAAGGAAATAGCTTCTCGAGGAATGCAAGGCTCAGGTTCGCAGGCAGGTAGTCAGCCGTCCATAACTCCAGGGTTCAGAGGTTGGGAAAGAGACTACAATATTTAACAAAACTAATTTTACAAATTAAATGCCCCCAAATGTAAATATCACAACGACAACAAATCAATACCTTGCACCAGCATGGGTTGACCAAGTCCTTCGTGACAACTACTTTTTCGGTAAGATTTTGGCTAAGACAAAGAAATGGAATGGTAGCCAAATGCTTCACCCAATAAAGTATCAGAAAGGTGTAGCTTCAGTAGCTTTCAATGGCTTCGATCTACTTCCTATTACTCAACAGCCAGTATCAGTTAATATGACTTTCTATCCTACATTCGTAGCTACAAACGTAGCACTTGCAGGTTCAGATTTGTCAGTTAACAAGACACAGCTTCAGACTTTGAACTTGATGACCACAATGATGGAATCACGCTCACAAGACCAAGCTGATGATATTGGTAACTTCTTCCAGTCAGACGGTTCGTCTTATGGAGGTAAGGCACCAGCAGGTCTACTTAACATAGTAGACAACGGAACAGTTGCCGCATCTTACGGAGGTCTCTCACGAGCAACCTACTCAGGTCTCAATGCGACTGTAACTGCTTCTTCAGGTACTATCTCTCTTCTTAAAGTTAGACAGCTATGGAACAACGTCTCTGACGGTCCTGTAGTTCCTGACACTATCCTTACTACCTACAACGTGTGGGCTCTGTTTGAACAGCTCCTTACACCTTTCCAGCGCAATAACTACACAGACTTTGCTCCTAATAAGGCAAATGGTTCTATGGCAGGTTATCGTGCAATGGTTTGGGACGGTATGGAAGTATTCAGAGACAAGAAGGTAGCAACAGGTCTCTTCTACATGCTTAACACCGATTACCTAAAGTTCTACGGTCTTAACTGGTGGGAGGGTACTAAAGTCTCTCCTAAAGCTAAGGACATTGTGGGCAATGTGTACCAGGACGCTCAATACAGCCCTTCAGCCTTTACTTGGACCGGTTGGATTCGTGCTTACAACCAGGGTGCAGTTAACGGCTTCATGATCATGGGTGGTCAGTTGCTCTCTACCGCACCGCTTCGTAACGGAGTACTCACTGGCATCACCGGAGTTTAATCTTAGTAGCTAATTAATTACTACTATGATTAAAAAAATCCTAAACATCATTGGTGTAGCAGTGGCTGTAGTAGTCATTTTGTCAGTCGTTAACTTCGTCTCACAAAAAGTCTTCCACAGAAATGTAGTACCTAGTTTCGGTATCAGCTCAATGTTGGCCGAGAACTACATCCCTTACTTAATGAGTAATGGGGGCTACTACTCTAACCTGCCATTGCAGACTACCTCCACCATCACTGGTGTAGGCTTCGTGAACACAGGGACCCTGTCTCAAAGTGGCAATGCCACTTCATCTGGTTCCTTCACGGCTACTGGCGGGTTTAAGGTAGGAGAGAACGGGACCTCATTGACTAGAGTCAATGCGGGCACCTGTTACATCTACCCTTATGCCGCTTCCGTTACCGCTTCATCATCAGCTTTGGTGGACTGTCAGGCTTCTCCTACCGCATCAGGTGGGGGAGGTGCTAACGCTCCGGTT